GCAGTAAACAACTGAAGTGTATTGGCCTCTGTACGCATTACAGAATACTGAGGAGTCCTACCCTATGATTGTCTACCGTTTATCAAAAGGCTCACCAGAAATTACGGACACTCCTCGTGGTGCTGTCGGATCGTGGTTACCAAGGTCATACCCAAGGAGGTGTATTTCGTGTTTGGATTGTCGGCGCCGCCGCCTCCCTATAGTCGGTAGTCACTTCTGTAACTATTGGTGTAGCGCTATTGTTATTAATCTTCAAAAACTTAAGGAGACCCTTTATGAAACTAACCCAAGCGATGATTAAGTCTGCGATGAACCGTCTGAACCACGTGAGTGCGAGCCTCGTGGATTCCTTTGAAACCTCTTTAACTGAAGCTATCGTCCCCCCGAAACTAACCGATGATCAAATCATGGATGCCCTGTTGGACATGGGTAACGATGATCTGACTGACCTGTGCCAGCGGATCATCAACGGTACTGCACTCGACATGGTAAACCAACGCTACCAAGATCGCACCGACGCCTTCAGACTTGTCGATAGTACCGTGGCAGATTTTCGGAGAGCACATCAGGAATATCTCATGAACATTGAGGCCGACCTAAACTTCAACCAGTTCGATGGTGACCCCACTGATAGCTACATCAATGCACTCCACGACTTTACTACTGAAACACTGGAGGATATTCTCAAGGGCTGCGACAGGGGGTGACTAAGTGATTACCAACTTCAAATTTACTAAGGTGTCACCAGATGAATACATGTACCATAGTGACTACATTTCTGAAAGGCTCAGAGGAAGGCTTCAGTGCCACGTAGGGGGCATAGTGGTGGTATCAGCATGTATGCCAGAGTTTACACAAGGCAAACTTTTTGTTCGAGGGCACGCTGAGTATCAAGATAGGCGGTTCCAGAGTGTACCTGCAGTCACGGTCAAGCGCTCCATAGCTACCCTTGGGGAAGCCGGGTTGAAGCCCGCTGTTATCGCCTCACGATTGACCATGGGTCACTCGAAACTATTTGTTATACGAAAGGAAAACCTATGACTACTTATCTACCAGCGCGAACCATTAAGAAACTCAGGAACAACGTGAAGCCCTTTGGCCTCATGAGTAAGGAGCTTCAGAGCGTACTAGGGTACTTACTGGCAAAGGGGCATCGCCTTATGTACTTTGAAGGACATAAGACGTGGGTGACCATTGACGACACCTTCTGCTTCTCTGAAACTAGAGTCTACCGCCTATCCAAGGACGCCGATGTTAAACCGAGGTTTAAACCACGGACTTTCATCACCTCCGGTGACCTCGATGATTTCCTCAAGCGCAATGGTACGAACCACTTTGTAGGGACTGTCATAAACCGTTGTGGGGGAACCGAATCTAGTCAGGAGTTTGTTCAGGTGGGATACCTCGGAGCTTTCTTCAATATGACCACAGGAATCTTTCCAGAGATATACCGGATTACTGTGGAAGCCCTGCTGCCTAAGTTAACTGAAGTTACCATAAAACTTTAGGATGGACACTAAGTGCCCTCTCTAGGAAAAACTAAAGATTAAACTAAAGATAAATAAAACTAAAGGAGTTACCTATGGAAGTAACCATAGATCATCAGTTAACTCTGGAAAAACAATGGCACCAAGCGGGACACCAAAGATTTCTAAGGAACTTTGGCAAGCAATGGGTAACCGATAGTGCCATAGGTTCACACCTAATGAGTAAAGCCTACGCTGATATGCTACAGGCTACCAAAGACCTACGGGATAACGTAGGAAACCTAAGGGACAACCTACTCAAGACTCTATTCTTTGTCTTAACACCTGAGGATGTGGCTGCTGTCACCCTACGAACTATGCTGAATGTAGCCTATCGTTCACTGCAGGGTGACAACACTAAGTGCTGCATGAGTTCTACAGTCATGACTGTAGCTGAGAAACTCCTCGACCAGTTTAACTATAGGTTACTCTGTGATAAAGAACCCGCTGCTGTCAAATGGATGGAGGATTTCCTCAAGGGTAAGACCTCAAAGTACCGCTACAGAACTCTCAGGTTCTACAAAGAGAATCTGCTTGGTGGTAACCTGTGGTCACTCGATGGCAAAGCCCGTGCCAACCTCGGTTGGACATTCGTCAGCCGCTGCATAGAAACTACTGGTCTCTTTGAGGTACACACTGTGTTCAGCGGTGTCCGTAGTCTCAACGTGTTGACACCAACGCCCGAGGTTCTAGCCCAGTGCTTCAGTCACCTTGAGACAATCGCGTGGATGCACCCACTGTGTATGCCAATGGTCGTTAGTCCAAAGCCTTGGACGTCCCCAAGGGACGGCGGTTACTACATGCTGTCCAAAAACATCATTACCCACGGTGGTCGCACCAGTGCCGAGCTGTTTGCCGCCGGTCACCTAGAGTCTCGCATGACTGTCCTCAACTGGATTCAGTCAGTTCCTTGGGAGATTGACCATGAGTTGGCAGACCTAATGAATGAGGCCTACAGGCGCGAGCACAGGACTGTACCCAAGTCTGACATAAACCTTGAGGAGACACCAAAGCCTTGGGACGGCACATCTGAAGGCTACCGTAGACTCAAGGCCACCAATCCCGAGGTTCTTGCTGAGTGGAAACTAAAGCGTGCTCTCCAGTATCAGGAGTTCTACAACTCACGTGCCATTGGTCAGCGCCTAAGCTTCCTTCGCGTCCTCAGTATTGCTAAGTCTTACCGTGGTTACTCCACGGTGTGGTTCCCGTGGCGATTGGATTACCGTGGTCGCTTCTACCCGATACCCGAAGGCCTCAGCCCACACGGCGATGACTTCGGCAAGGCCTTACTCCGGTTTAAACAGAGGACACCACTGACTCCACAGTCTAACCCCCGAGCTTGGGAAATCTACCAGATCGAGGGGGCTAACCTGATGGGCGTCGATAAGGTTCCCTTCAGTGACCGCGTCAGTTTCATCCGAGATAATCACTACAATATCCTTGCGTCTGCCGAGGATTACTTGGGTTGCTCATGGTGGGAAGATGCGGACAAACCTTGGAGAATGCTGGCGTGGTGCCGGGAGTACTCACGGATAACCCGAGGACAGCAGGACTACACACAGCTACCTATCGGTCTCGACGGTAGCTGCAACGGACTACAGCACCTAGCTCTGGCCACTCGTGACGAACAAACGGGCGCACTGGTCAACCTGATTCCCTCAGATAGACCTGCAGATATTTACTCTAACGTGGTAGCTGCGGTCGAAGCTGCGTTACCCGATGATTCCTACTGGAAGGGCAGGGTAACCCGCAAGTTAGTCAAGCGTAACACCATGACAACCCCTTACAATGTCACTCAGCGTGGTATGGGAGACCAGATTAAGGAGGAACTTAAGGCTGAGACTGAGACTGGCCGTCTCGACAAGACAGATTTTAAGCGTGCCAATGAACTGCGTGACTACAACTACAATGCCATACAACAGCTACTAGGCAAAGCGGCTGAACTTATGGCATGGTACAACGAGGTAGCCCGAGCCTACATGCAGAAGAATCTGCGGATAGAGTGGAGTCTACCTGACGGTTACCGTGTGATTCAAGACCTCAGGCGACGGCGGTCACGCCGGGTCAGACTTGAGACACAGCGGGTCAACATCTACATTCAAGAGAGCACACCTGTGTTGGACAACCGGCGTAACGCCAGTGCTCTAGCACCTAACGTCACCCATTCAATGGACGCCACCCACATGACACTGTTTATTCAGTGGTTAATTTCACAGGATGCCGACTGTCCTTTCGTCGGTGTCCACGATAGTTTTGGATTGCCTGCCCCAAAAGTGGCCTCTCTAGGAGAGGGCATCGTCAAGACCTTGGTCGAGCTGTATAAATCCTTTGACATAACTGAAGCTTTGCGAAGTGACTACAGAACTAAGACAGGTCAAGAGTTGCCCCCACCCCCAGACCCAGGCTGCCTTTGTCTCGACGGGGTATTAGAATCCAAGTATGCTTTTTCATAGGAGAATAACATGGCTAAAGATTCTGAATACATCAACATGCAGACGCCCATCGGCACCTTCCGCTTCATCTATTTGGCCAGACAGGACACAAAGTTCGACCCGAAGTACAGCGTAGACCTCATCATCGAACCCGGTGACAATGAAGACCACGCTACCTTCATGGAACGTGTCGAAGAACTTAACGCCAAGATAGCTGAGGAACTCCGTAAGACAATCAAGACTGGAGCCAAGAGCTACAACGTCAAGGAAATCTTTCGGGAACTGGAAGACGAAGATGGTAACCCCACTGGTAAGTACTTTCTTAAGGCCACAACCAAAACCAAACCTGTGGTTGTTGATGCGGCCAAGAAGGTAATACCCGATGATGTTATCAATCGGTGCTACAGCGGCACCAAAGGTAGACTTATACTGGGTCTGAGGAAATCAATAGTACCCGGTCGTAAGACCATCGGTTTCACTGTGTATCTCAATAAGGTTCAAATCACTGAACCTGTCTTTGGGTCAACCAGTGACTTCGATGCAGTCGACGGCGGCTACACATCAGGAGTTTCCAATGACACCAGCAACTCGGAGTCCCCAGACTTCTAAGAAAACCTACGGTCGTAAGCCATGGTGGACTACGGCCAGACGTACCGGTGGGATGCGCTCGACCTTTGAGCGCTCCCTCTGGGACAACGCAAGGAATGACTTCCTCGAACTTGAGTATGAACCTAAGGATGCCCACCTAGAGTACAGTCTGGTCTACATCCCGGACTTCAGACTACCTAATGGAATCCTCGTGGAGGCTAAGGGATTGTTCGACAGTACTGACCGAACCAAGATGCTTAGGGTTAAACAAGCGAACCCCGAAGCTGACATACGGTTTGTGTTCATGGCTAACAACAAGATTAACCCTAAGTCTAAGACACGCTACAGCGACTGGTGTGAGAAGCACGGCTTCAAGTATCACATTGGTCGAGAGATACCTGAGGAGTGGTGGCATGAAGATACCAAGTGAACTGAAGAAAGTCCCTGCAGTACAACGATGGGAGAAACAAGTTGAGAAAAGCAAACGGCGCAAAGGTGTACGAGCTAGAGGCAAGAACCCCAAGCGGGACAGTGGCTCTGAAGGTGGTCATAAAGCCTAGCCTACTGGCCCCTGATAAACAAGTGGTGGAACTGGTGGTAACGGAGACTGACACTAAGGGTCTGCCGTTGCCACCGGGCACAACCATTGATGATTCCTTTGGACTGTTGGACATTGTCTTACGTAAGGCGGGACAACTGAAGGCAAGCTTCACGGCTAACCCTAATTTATCTGGAGGTAACCATGGCAAAGGGATGTGTTGACTTCAGTAACGACAACGAGTACTACACACCGAAGGCTCTTGTGGATTTCTTTGGGCCATTCGCGTATGATCCAGCCACCACCTCTGACAAAGCAGCTGAGCTAGGCATACCATACTATTCCACAATAGAGACTGATGGCTTATGCTCAAACTGGCTAGACTATGGTAGCATATGGATTAATCCTCCGTTTACTCATAAGCACCTATTCCTTAATAAAGCGGTGGAGACTTACCGAAAAACAAAGGCGCACATCTGTATTCTCCTCCCTATTGAATTTCTAACAACGCACAGGTTTCACAATAGCGGTGCTACTGGGAGACTATTCATACCGAAAGGTCGAATAAGATTCCAAAGCGGCTTGGGTAAAGACTCCAGAGCACCTGCCTTTGGGACTGTAGTTTTAAGATTAGAGGATTCCAACAGCGTAGAACTGTTGGACATATCAGAATTGAGGTAACCAATGAAACTAAATGTAACAATCGATGAGAAACAGGCGCTTATTCCCATGCGTGATACCAAAGTGGGAGACATCTTCGTCTTTGACCTTTGGGGCGAGACTATTGTTGGTCTGAGAGTTTTCGGTGGTCGTGTTGTCGCCCTAAACACCCCCAACAGGACTTGGTGTTCAGTCCACGGAAATAACCTCCCAGTACGTCTGTTACCCAGCGGCTCTAAAGTCACCATCGAGGTGTCCTAAGATGCCTACCTATGGATACCGATGCCCCGCGTGTGGGCATGAGGATGAGGAGTTCCACAGTATCAAGGACGAACCGGCGATCCCGTGTCCCCAGTGTGGGACACGCATGGATAAACTGGTGAGTTCCGCTGAGTTCAAGTTCAGGAATCCCCGTGGCGTCTTCAAGATTGAGAACGCTGCAACCCCGGACAAACAGGAGAAGTTCACATGAGTAGACTTGTAGTTGTAGACCTCAGAGACCTTAGAGACCTAGTGGATGCAGCTGATCAAATGGCAGCCCATGAAGACGCAGGTGTTGACAACTGGTCTGGTAGGGATAACATCGAGTGGCCCGATGAAGACACTCTGGACGAAAGAACTGCTGCTTACATCAAGGGGTACCTCAGTGAGTAACCTCTACGCAATCGTTGAGAACGACCGTGGTTCACGGGTCACCCGCACAGGCCACAAGCGTCTTGAGGCTAGACTTCAGGGTTGGGACTTCGGTGTCTACACCGTGATCAACCAACTGGACAATGGCCAACAGGAGGTGCTGGTGTATAAAACCGGCGGCTCTAATGGTGGTAGCACCAAGGAACTGGTGACTAGCTTTCTGTCACCGAAGGAGGACGTATGAAAACACACCTGCCGTGCCCTGACTGTGCCTCCAGTGATGCACTGACAGACTACGGCGATCACACCTACTGCTTCAGCTGTGGTGCCCACCGTACTGAGGGTTCCACTGAGGCTACCCAGCTGGAAGTCAGCGGTAACCTGATTCCCCAGGAACTGCTGGACATCCGCACCCTTAGCTCCCGTGGTATCAGTCGTGCCACCTGTGAGAAGTTCAACTATGGATACCACGGTGACAAGCAGATCGCATGTTACTACCACCGTGGTCACTTGGTCTACCAGAAAACCCGTACAGCTGACAAGAGGTTCAGTGTGTTGTCTGGTGATACCGGTGGTGTCCCCCTCAAGAACTTACTCTTTGGTCGTCACCTCTGGGGTGACGGGGGCGGTCGCCGATTGATTATAACCGAGGGTGAGATCGACTGTCTCACTGCCTATGAAGCCCTAGGTCGCATGGGCTTCCACTGTGTGAGCGTCAGTTCCGGCGCTCAGTCAGCGGCTGAATGTCTCAAGGCTAACTTTGAGTTCATCGACAAGTACGCCGAGGTGTACCTCTGCTTCGACAATGATGACCCAGGTCGCAAGGCCACTGAGGCTGTAACCAAAAGTCTCCTCGTGGGTAACATCTTCCTGATGAACCTGCCACAGGAAACCAAAGACCTCAATGACTTGTTCAAGGCTCGGGGTGCAACTGCAGTCACCGAGGCCTACCATACGGCAACTAAGTATAGACCATCGGGTATCCTCACAGGTGCTGACATCATGTCACGTGCTTTGGAGAAGCCAACCTTTGGTTTCCCGTGGCCGTGGGAAGGACTGAATGAGACTACCTACGGTGTGGACATGAACAAGTTCATAGTCATAACTGCAGGTTCTGGCGTGGGTAAGACCACGGTATTCAAGAGTCTTGAGGCGCACTTCCTGAAGAATCCAGAGATTAAGCTGGGGATCATTCACCTTGAGGAGCCAGTCAGGGACACAGCCAATGGATTACTGGCACTGCTGACTGGTAAACCATTTGATCTACCGGACTCAAGTATTACTGATGATGAACGAAGGGAGGCTCTACATGAGCTTACTAGAGATGAACGGTTGGTGGTCTATGATAACATGGTGGGCTTCGATGAGGACGCCATCATGTCAGCCATCCGATACCTGGTGGTTGGACTAGGGTGTAACCTAGTGTTCCTTGACCACTTGACAGCCATCACGGATCAGTACGATCGTGAGGTTAACCAGAGAACCCGCAACCTGATAGTGAAACTCGGTCAACTAGTGGCCGCCCTCCCGTTCAGTCTGTTTGCCATAAGTCACATACGCAAGGCTGACGGTAAACCTGCCGAGGAAGGTGGGCGTGTCCACTTGGATGACATGCTGGGTGCCAGCGCATTGAAGCAGTGGGCTCACTATGTGTTTGCTATTGAACGAAACAATCAGGCTGAGGATGAGACCGAGCGTAACTCTCCCCATATACGTCACCTTAAGAACAGACCACGAGGCGAGTTCACGGGGACTATTCATCCACTGATATTCGACACGAAGACAAGGAGGTTAGAAGAACGACGCTATGGTAGACCTGTTGAAGTTGCCTCCTTTGATTTTTGACATAGAGACTGATGGTCTACTTGATACTATCAGCAAGATACATTGTATTGTCATAGGCGACCAGCGGTTTCCCCCCGAAAAAGTAGGGGAGGCCGTGGCTCTCCTGCAGAATCACGACGGGGTAATCGTTGGTCACAACATTGTGGCCTTTGATATCCCGGCGATACAGAAGTTCTATCCGGGGTTCAACCCACAGCATGTCCTTGATACTAAGGTGTGGGCACAGTTGGTGTGTCCCGATGTATTTGACCTGACGATGAAAACCTATAGTTGGAAACGTGCGACACCCCCGAAACTTTGGAATAGCCAGAGCCTCAAGGCTTGGGGTTATCGACTGGGCGTACTGAAGGGTGAGACCCCTGACTCTACGTGGCAGACCTACAGCCCTGAGATGCTGGAGTATTGTGCGCAGGATGTCGTGGTTACCACAGCTCTCTATGAGGAGCTACTCCAGTGGACAACCAGTCCTGAAGCAGTGAAGCTTGAGATGGATGTCGCTAGGATTATCCAGAGACAGCATGAGTACGGTGTGTGCTTCGACAGGGAAGCTGCGGAACGCCTCAGTGCTCGTCTCGTGGACGAAGTCGGGGCTATCCTTGCTGAGTTGCAGCGGGCATTCCCACCGAAGCAGAAGTTGGACAGGGTGTTTGTTGCCAAGGTGAACAACCGTAAGCTGGGGTACATCAAAGGCCAGACGGTACGTAAGTACAAGACCGTGGAGTTCAATCCGAACTCCGGCGCCCAGATTGCGGAGCGTCTCAAGGATAAGTACGGGTGGGAACCCACAGTATTTACCGATAAAGGTAATCCTCAGATGGACGACGATGTACTGTCTGACCTAGCCAAGACATTCCCTGAGGTAGAACTAATCCAGAAGTACCAGACAGCCAACAAGATACTGTCGTTCCTTGTGGGCGGTGAGAAGAACTGGCTGGGACTCATTAGGGACGACGGTAGAATCCACGGTTATGTCAACAGTTGTGGCGCTGGTACCCGCCGTATGACCCACAATACACCAAACCTAGGACAAGTCCCTAGTTCCCGTGCCTACCTTGGTCACGAGTGTCGCTCTCTGTTTCACCCACCAGAGGGATACCTTCAGGTTGGCGTTGATGCGGAGCAACTGGAACTCCGTGGGTTAGCCCACTTCCTCTACAGGCATGACCATGGTGTCTATGTTCACGCTGCCATCAGTGGTACCAAGGACGACGGCACGGATATCCATAGTCGTAACGCTAAGGCCATCGGGGTCGATCGTGACCTAGGTAAGACCGTGTTCTATGCTTATATCTATGGTGCTGGACTGGAGAAGCTCGGACGTATTGTAACCAAGAGTTGGGACAAGAAGAAAAACATAGC